GCTGTCGTGTAACGTTCTTCTATTGCTTGATCTTTTGATTTTTTCAAATCTAATACTGCTTTCTCACGAGCTTCATATAAACCTTTCATATGAGCTGCGGTAACACCGTGTTGGCCAGCCATTACACCGATTGCTCTGCTGTAACCAATAACCTCTAAACGTAACCATAAACGATCTAACATATTATGTGTCTCCTTTGATATTGTTGTTGGGTCCAAGGATCTTCATTTCGCTATCGACGCGAGTGCGAATAGATTCTGCATAGAAGTTATCATTTACTACATTCCAGATATCGCCACGACATAAACCAATATCGTTTAGTTCTCTATTTGAAAGTGCGGATAATTCTTTAATTGATTGCTTACGCTTTGCACGATGGGCGAGGTACTCGTTTGCAGCTGAGACTAGCTTAATAGTTTTATCTTTTACTGAAGTGAGAATTGAATGATTGAATTGAAGTGTGTGTGCCATGATATTTTTGCATCTCCTTAACGCATATAGTTGTTTTAATTTACAAATATATTTATTAAGAAAACGCGAAAATAAGGTCTAATTTAGGTTGCCAATTTGGTATAGTCGGTATTCACCAGAGGCAACTGTTATTTTTGCCAGCCTTTGATGTATTTGTCTGAGAAGTTCGCGTTACTAAATCCCAATCGATCTACTAGCTTAACAGCGTTCTTACCCATCTTATCAATTGCAACAAAGCCTTCTTGCTCTGCTACTTCATAACCGTCTGCAGTTCTTAAGAACGTGCCGATAGTCTTTGCTTTATCAAGTTTGCTAATAATCATACGCTTAGCATCGATAATTATGTTATACAATTCAAACACCGCTACAATCTGAGCTGTAGTTGTTTTTCTAAAGTATTCTAAGGTAACATCTTTCTTTACTCTTTGAGCTGCTTTGCCCTTTTCAGTCTTTCGCTTATCTGCTTCTTTATCGTATATAGCAGCAATATAAGCTTCTAATTCTTTTACGAATGTCTTTGGATTCTTGATGCGTTCCCCAGCCCGTACTTTTTTGTTAACAAATGCTTTAACTCTCATAAGAGTATCTTCGTTACCTGAGATACCATTTAAAGTATCTTTCTTAATGGTATTGAATAACTTACCAGCTTGACTAAGAAGTGCAGTAACTTTCTCTGTTTCTGATTTTGTAAAGTTTGCAGTACCAGATACATCTTTGTAGATAGCGTCTACTGACCATGCTGATTTTATTGTCTTGAGGCCAGAAGCAATCTCCTCTCCAAAGCTTGCAGACATTTCCTCAAAGCTTGATCCTCGGTAAGTTGTATGCCAGACCACACCGACCTTGGATCTGAGAATCTGTCTGCCGAGGTCTGAGTTTTTAGGTACCGCGTAAACAATCGTATTAGGATGGAAAGTAATGTGCGGTTCACCTTCAATGTCCACCACTTTGAGATCTTCTTTAGCATATAGGAAATCACCTTGTACTACACCTTTGATTCCAAGTTTTGAGAACTCGGCTAAGGCCAGTTTCATTTTATCATTTAAGTCACCAGATTTTATATCGGCGTCAATGTCTGCGTTCGATTTGTATACCTTGGGATTCTTATTAAAGATACCCTTTTTAGCAACAAAGAACTTCTTATCAGATGGATCAATACCAGCAAATACTGCTGGCGCACCGTCCCATTTAACGGTAACATTTACTTTTGATGGAGCAGTTCCAGCAAGCATATCACGTAATGCTCTTAGGAAGTTAATAGCCTCGCGAGTACCATTCACACCTTGGTTTAAAATAGCATCTTCTAAATGCTCCATGTGTGTATTCTTATTTTCTGTAATATAACCTGTGTAGGATAACATTATGCTGAAGTCCTTACTCTATTGTGTGTAAATGGGTTTTTCTTTTTAGTTCCAGGCTTCATTGAATAAGGGCTCGTTGGCATGTTATTAATTTTAATTTCAGGCTGAATTTCATAGAAAGGCTTGCTTCCGCGAATACCGATTCTCATTTTAAACGAACCCATACATTGACCTTTTCTTCCTAGTTCTGGAATATCAGTAGGAAGGCCGAGCGGATTCTTTTTACCAATCATATAGAAATCGTCGCCAGCTTGCATGTAATGTGCAGGTTCAGCTTTACCTACTAAATAGTGCTGAGTTACTAGCTGACCAAGATCTACATTAGGTACATCAAGAATATACTGTGTTCTTTTGCTCATATATTCTTTCATCTTCACATACGAAACTGCATTTGTATTTTTAAGCAATCCCATCGTAGAAGCAACGGTCATATCTTTCCAATTTTTAATACCAGCAAATTGTGCAACATCTTTCAAGAACTGAATTGTTTTAAGATCTTTTGTTAGATACTCGATAGCAAATTTCTTTACTGGATCTAGTGGCATAGCCGCAGTCCATTTACCGTTGACATACGAAACGCGGGTGTTACCAAGATTATCAGTATGGTTCATCTTGACTTCAAGCCAAGTTACTTTACCACCCATCTGAAGTTTAACATCGGCGAATTTAGCACTAACCTTTGGCCTAGTTGCTACAACGTCGTCTAACGCATTAATCTCATTTGCTACCTGTATTTCATATGAATCTGACTTAGCGCTCATTTCAAACAACTCCATCTCTTCGGTAACAAAGGTCTTAAAATTTTTCATCTAACTACTCTTTGAATTGCTGTAATTACTTATTTATAGTAATTATGTAATGCCGCCTGCTGAGAACATTGATTTCTTGTCACCGCCGAAGGAAGTCTTAGTTTGACCACTGTTATTACCGAATGATGCTGTATTAGCAGCGCTTTGTCCACCAATACCACGTTGAGCACTATCTTCTAGATCAAAGATTTGCATCTTAGAACGATCAATACCTACTACAAACCTGCGATAATAATCTAGTGCACCCCATCGATTTTTCAATTGTTTCATCATTAGTTGGCCAAGATTATCAAGCTCTTCAGTTGTAACCAAACCAATAATACAATCAGCGGTGTGGGTAATACCCATAGACTCAGAAGTGTTTGTAAGATCTACATCTGAATTGCCGTAACCATCACGATTGAACTGAGATGATGAAACAACTGCACAGTTGTATTCCATAGCAAGACCACGAATTTCTTCAGCAATAGATTTTACTAGAGTGTAACTGTTTGCAGCAGCTGCACCTTTAATACGAGATGATGCACAAATATTAAGATAATCGATAAAGATTACATCAGGAGTAAAGTTCTTCTTAAGTTTTAATTCATTAAGTAAGTGGCGGAAGTGACCAGCATGTGCTGAGCCAGTAGGATATTCTTTAATAACTAATTGGCCAGTACACTTTGATTTGATACGTTCCATGCGTTTCTTATAAACATCTCGTGGTAACAATTTCAAATCATCTAGACTAATATCCATCATGTTAGCATCAATACGCTCGGCTACACGTTCTTCAGCCATTTCCATAGTAATATAAAGGCAGTTCTTACCAGTCATTAGATAGCTTGCAGCAGCGTGGCATTTAACAAGAGATTTACCGCCACCTGTAGTAGCTAGTAATACTGTTAATGATTTACGAGGCAAACCACCTTTGGTAATTTTGTTTAGAAGATCAATATCGAACGGCATACGTTCTTCTTTACGATGGTAGAATTCATAACGTTCATCTGAGTCTTCAATAAAATCGTGACCTACCGAGGTATCAAAGCTAATACCCAAGGAATCAGATAACAAATTTGGAATTGAACCTTTGTCGTTGTCTTTGTCTTCGCCATCCATAATTAGAATAGCTTTGCGAATAGAATTAAACAGATCTTTATCTTGACAGAACTTTTCAGTTTCATTTACAAGAAAATCATAATCTGTAGTTTCGTCAGCCTTAAATGTATCAACCATAGACATAACATTAGTATAAGAGTCTTCACTCATATCTTTACGTTTATCAAGGGATATTTTAAGTGCTTCGATTGAAGGAGGGGCTTTATATTGTTCTACATATTCAGAATATGTGTCGAATATTTTTTTCATTGAACCATCATCAAAATACTCGTCCTTGATATAAGGATATACTTTGCGATAGTATGCTTCATTAAATATAAGATTTGATAGTACTGTGGTTTCGATCATTGCCTATTTCCAATTGTAAAGTTGAGTACTGGCGACTAACACAATATCAGCCGCCAGTACATTCAAGTATTATTAACTATAATAATATACATCATATAAATTGTCAACAGTTAATTTCAGCTTTGACCATCATTCTGAATATCGTCAAGGGCTTTTTCAACAGCAGCGTTTTCATCATCATCTTCACGCATAATGGAACCAGAGGCACCAATAGTGAAAGCATTCTTGATATATGTACTAAAGTCAGTTTTCTCAAACATCATCAACCAGAAGTCTTTGTTGTTATTAACCTCTTTAGCACGCATCAATTTGTCAGATAGAACTTCGCCGGTTGCAGGATCAATAGCTTCATACCAACCAACTTTAGGCTTAGTAAGATAACCACCTTTCTCAGCAATATCCATCAATCCAGACCACTTAACAATGCCGCCTTCCCAAGATACCGAGACTGGAATCTTAGACTTCTCTTTAACATGTCGAGATTTCTCAATGTTAATAATGAAGTGGTAGCCTTGAATTTCTGTACCAACCTTATCTTGCTGGCGTCCGATGATCCAGATTGCATCTGCTGAATAGTAGATACCTGTACCGCCTGAAACAACAGCCTTAGGAAACAATCCAATCTCTTGATACGTATGGTTAACGGCAATCAGTGGAATATCTTTAAGGTTTAGATGTGGTGTTACAATACGGAAGAGAGACTTAAGAGCTTTAGCTCGTGACATATCTGCTACCGATTTACCGTCAAGTGCATCAGCAACTTCTTTCTTAGAAGCGAGGTTACCGATAGAGTCAATAACAATAATGACTTTTTCACCTTTAGTAATATGATCCAACTGGTGTGCAATATCAAACTTAAGTTCTTCAACATTGGTAATTGGTGTATGGACTACGCGATCCATGTCAATACCGAATGATTCAAAGTAAGCTTGAGGTGTACCAAATTCTGCATCATAAAACAATAATACAGCATCTTTGTTACGTTGCATATAAGCACCTGCCATCAACAATGCGAATGCTGATTTAAAGTGCTTAGAAGGACCTGCCAAGACGAGTAGTCCTGGAGTTACGCCACCATCAATACGACCTGATAGTGCTACGTTTACCATAGGCACGTTAGTTGGTGCCATATCTTTCTTACCATAGACTTTGGAATCCAATAGCGGAGCCGACATCTTAATGGTACTGTTCTTAACTAGTCTGTCTAATAGACTCATAATTTATTTTCCTTCAACGATTGATTCCAATTTACCTTTATAAGCCTGAATCTTAGCAACTCGATCTGGCCAGTAGATTGTCGATTTCTCAGAGTTCTTACAAAGATTATCTAAGAATGGTGTGATAGATTTATATAGAAGTTCTAGCCTATATTCAAGATCATCAGCAGCGAGTTTAGAATCAGTTAATTGATCTTCTAACGTATTCTTCTCGCTGTTGATATTCTCAATCGCGTCCTTGGCCGCAGCTTCTTTTTCTTGAAGCTCTTCATCAATGAAGCTGAAGCCAAAGTCGAAATCTAAAACCTCTTCATAGGTTTTATTAACCATTCGCTAGTTCCTTGAAGATCGATAGATCATCATCGTCATCCATAGACATAGCTGTTGAAGCAGCTGGAATTGCATCAGGCAAAGTTGGCGTTGGGGCCGCGGTTGATTGATTACCCATGCTGCTGAGATCAAACTCGTCATTTTCTGCTGTTGCTGGAGTTGAAGCTTCTTCACCAAGTGCAAGTACACGATAAAGTTTTGCTTTTAATTCAGCGTATGACTTGAAGTTTTTAGGATCAATAAGTTCTTGCAAAGAATGCTCTTCGTTGTAGATACGTTCTAGTTCACCATCATCTTCAGAGACCGGCGAAGGACCATCGAATTCTGATTTGTCGTAGTTAGGATAACCTTCGAACTTACGAATTTTAAGACGGAAGTTAGCACCTTCCCATAGATCGAATGGGTTAACTGGTGTTTCATCTTCAAACTGAGGATTCATAAGATCATTCAATTTATCAAAGATTTTCTTACCGTATTGATACATAAAGACTTTACCATCGTTTTCTGGATTAGCAGAATCTTTAATAACAAGAATGTTAGAGAAGTATTTCAAACGGCGTTTTTGCTTACGTGCAATTTCTTTATCAGACTCAACGCCTGAATTCCACAACTTACCATTGAATTCAGAGACTGGATCGTCTTGATTAATAGTTGTTAGGGAGTTTTCGATGTACCATTGTCCAGTTGGACCTTGGAAACCGTGATCCCACACACGTACGAAAGGCATTTCTTCACCGGCTGCTGCTGGTAGGAAACGAATAATGGCAAAGCCGTTACCAGCTTTATCGCGGGTAGCTTTCCACATTTTACCTTCATTGGGATCTGAGTAGCTCTTAGTTGAGATTTTTTCGAGCTGAGTGTTCAATTTTGTTAGAGAAGCTGAACGGTTCTTCTTGAGTGCGTCAAAAGACATATTTTTATTCCTTAATATTGCTGTATATAGCATGGTTATATTTGCGATGTATGTTGTGGATTATAGCCCACCATCTATTTATTAGAAAAAGCGTGCTCGGATTAAATCCTTGTACTTTTTTTCGTCAATCGTCAAGAAAGGTTTGTACTTACTTGATAGTCTTATTATATCACGTGCTACGATTTTGTCAACTACTTCTTTGTCCCAATAGGGAAAAATATTTGCAATACCTGCCATGATACTAAACGTTTCAAGACTAATCTTCTTCTGCATGTACATAGTCATAATAAAAGGATGTCCACCATTTACAGAAGTAAAATTAGCTTGAAAGTTGTCGTCAAGAAGATTTAGATCTGATTTGAAAACCCGCGATAGAGTATCCATCTTGCGTTGCCAATCAACATAACGATCTTCACCTTCCTGTTCTATGATTTCACGAATCCAGATATTTGGCTTAACAATCATATTAGCCAACATTAACTGCTCTGGGTTATCTTTCCGTGAAAGCTTCTCGAAGAAGTAGGCGTCATTACGTGTTCTAAACTTATCGAACGACGCTCTAATCTTTCCGCGATATTTTATATAGTCATAACTGTCTGATGTGAAATGCTTTTTCATTGCGAGGTACTTTACATACCACTGAAAAGATTCCTCATTAGCATAACTTTCCGATGTCTTGATCATCTTTAATCACCAACCTCAAATCAATAGCTTCTGCTCGTACTTTCTCTTTTAGTATAGAGGACTTCTTTACGATATCAGCAACTGTTTCAATTTCCAAATCATTGATGCGGGCATATTCTACCAATGCATCTATATAGTTTATTCCACTTGCAAGCATCTCACGAATGTCGTGATGTACTTTTTCTGGTGTTCTTGGAGCAATCATAGCGATGTTATCCATTTAAAGTTTTAATTCCTGCTACCCAATTTTCAGCAGCGCTTTGAGCAAAATGGATGTTCTTGCCCTCATAGACTTCTTCTTTAAGGAAATCACCATTGATGAAACATCGAATTCCTGCACCATTTTCAGTTGCGAAATAATCAACTTTCAAAGACTGTCCTGACTTTTCTGTCATAATAGTATTACTCATATTACTTATACTCCTGTATGTTAGATGTTGCTTTTACTTGACCGCAATATTCACAATGAGCAACAGTTACCATGAACTTGTGTTTACCAATTGGTATGATTGATTTAACACTTATTATATTTACTTTATCACAACAACCATTAATTGTCAACTGTTTTTTTGCTGGATTGCGATTTAAATTTGCGGTGGCTGCAACTGGTGCTATTCTCATCTAATCTAACACCTCAAACAGCACGTTGTTTACATAACGATCTTTATCTTCTTCTGATATACCCATTGCAAGGATAGATCGATGCAAATGTGGATTCATTTTCTGATTAGTACAGTACTTATTTAATATAGGTATTGTATCACGTTCTGAATGAATTGTCAACTGTTCTAGGTTATTTAAGTAGTAATCTACTAAATCATTTGTAATCGCCATAAACTGATCTAGCTCTTCACCGTCTTTAATATTACCAACAGCAAGCATATTATCTGAAAAGATTTCTTTAGCCCAAGGTGGCAACTCACGAGGTTTGTTCCACTCTACGCCTTCAACCTTATCTCTCATATATTCATGCATTACGTGGTCGTGACCATGAAGCGGTGAAAAGTCCATAAAGGAACCGGTGATTTTCTTAGGACCAGCTACGATATCAAATCCAAGAATAGGTAGTTCATAACCACCTTCAGGGAATATATTGATATGCATTAACCAAAGACCTTTACCATCTTCTGGTTTAATTGTTTTCAGATGGCATTTATACACTTCATCAGAGTGCCAGAAAGTATCATTCCAACCATCAAAATGAAGATCTTCGGTGTACTTAGGGTTGTCGTAACGATGAAAATGCTTATCAAACTTATCTGATAGTGTTTGCGCGTAATCATCTAATCTATTCCAAAGTTCCATATGTGCCCCTCCACTCAGGATTTATGTCAGCTTTCAATATAACTCTAAGCCGTGTTTTTGTTTCGCCATCTTTAGTAAGATACGTTTCAATCTCGTCTGTTGTTAACCATTCAGAAGTATAACAAAATACTGGAGATTTGTAACTTGGTTTTTGACGTGATCTCATTGTTACTCTACGCGAGAAAAACTACATGAACCGTCATCATTTACTATCCATTCTATATTATCACCTACTGATAAGTTTGCAGCTTTTAACAGTTCAGCAGGTAGTTCAATGTAAAGATCCCCCGAAAGGGGATCCTCATGTACAAACGTAGTGGTCATTTATTCTTCCGATCCCTACGGGCTTTTGCCCAAGCGTTAGTTATCTTTGTTTCAATAACACCTTTAACATTTTGGCGTTTAGCACGAGCAGTTTCTGAACGACCTCGGCGATATGCCTGTGTCATGTCTTTACTAGGCTCAGATACTGTATCATCTTCTAACTCGTCAGTGATACTTGTTTCTTCCAATTGCGCTTGCATAGAATGTCTCCTTACTGTTGAATGATTTCTTTAGATAGTTCATCAAATAATTCAGACGCGAAGTCAAAGCATTTTTTAGCTTCATCAGCCATATCATCACTAAGAAGCGTTCTAAATTCTTCAATAAGAACTTTAGTATCTCCATTAAACTCGTACATTAGACCAGAGCCAGGAGTCTTCTTCTTGATAATCTGTCCGCCATGTAATTCACCAAAATGACGAACATACATATTAGCTAATAGTGCTTCATTGTTATCAGATGCTTTTAATGCGTCGACGTGGGCAATATACTTATCTACAGACTCTGGATATTCGCCTGGAGGTTCAAAGCCAAACAATTCTTCAAGCTCACGAATGTCTTGGAAAATACGAGGTGCTCGATGAATAGCGATAAGATTAGGTGGGATGATTGTAACACGCTCAAGTACCTTGTATGCAAGATACTGACAACATAGGAATTTGTGATATAGCTTTGGTTCGATGTTGCCTGAGATAAGCTCTTTAGCAAACAACCTACGCTCGGCAGATTGATGATGTGCCCAAGTAAGTTCTTTTAGTTTGTTCGACATAATATACTCCGTTTTCATGTCCCATAAATTTATTTATAAAGACTTGTGATTAATCTTCGGCAATCCACACATTGATAGTAACCATCTTACCGTTGTGTTCTTTAAAAACTGCATAGTCTAGCCCTGCTTTATGTAATGCTTTTTGCAGGGCTATCATTTTAGGTGTTTTAATCATTACAAAGACTTTCTTAATTCACCGTGGTTGCCTTCGTGATTAGGTGCTACCCACCCCACCGGTTTGATAAGGTCTGGTAAACCGAACTTGTTAGGACGACCTTCTTTAACTCCGACGCTTTTGACCATGTTAGCTTCCAACACTCTATTCCAAGCAGAGTTAGCATCAACACCAAATACATCGAGAGTACCAATAGCAAAAACACACATGTCGATAAGACCATCCACGATTTCTTCAGGATCTGTTTTAGCGACATCGCCCACGAACTCATACTTACCATCTTCATTAACAACCAAGTCCATATCAGCAGCTTCTGCAGTTTCAAGTAACTCCTCCAAACACATGTTCATACGGAAAGTAAGATACTTCGCCATAAGTTCTGTGTCGCCCTTATTGGTTTCAAACCAATCCTTAACACCAAACTTGTTGTGCATGTTTGTAATGTCATTAGCCCAATCGCTCATAAAATATTCCTCTCATAATTTAGGTTATGCTTTAATTATACACCAGTTATTGAATATTGTCAACAATTAATCTTCAATTCTTCGTTGCCACATAACTGGATATTCTTCTTCATAAACAGCTGGTGCTGAACTCTTAAATGCTTCTTGAATTTTCCATCTAAGTTCAGCATGTTCTGCTTTCAATTTATTAACAAATTCTTCTGGTGCCTTTTCAGCCTCAGCCGCTTCAATCAACTTATTAAGTTTCGTAAAGCGCTCTTTCATTTGGCGATAGTCCATTTTTTATCCTTATACAAAGAAATCATCTAGTGTTGCAATCTTTACCCCAGACCAACCAACAGCTTCAAGTATAGCTTGCAGAGGACTTAGGAATACTTTTTCGAATTGTTTTTCGTAGTCAATAAAATCATGTAATCCAAATTCAGCTGGTAGTACACCTGGAAACGATATAATGTTTTCTTTGATTGGATTAGGGGTTTTAAGATAAACGTACTTGATCTTGTCGCCGCCAGATACTAGTGATAATTTCTTACTTAGACCGTGAGCATCTAGATAGTGGTTATATAGGATACAGCCACGAACGTGCATTGGGCAACCTTTCTTATACATGTTACCATTACCACGTTCACGATACTTATCAATGTTATCAGTACCAGAGTTGCGACCGATAGCTTCAGGTGGCAAACTGTAGAACTCTTGGCGGAAAGTTTCAATAAACTCTTGAACTGCAGCTTCATCACCATTCATAATAACATCGAATGAACCACGTAGCTTATCACGACAAACTTCTGGAGTAGATGAACGAACTGATTCAAGACCGGTTACTGAGATCTTAGGCTTATCATAGTGAACACCTTCAGAGTTGAGTGTATTCATAATGTAACGCTTCTTAGCAATGAACACTGTTTTATCAGTAATCTTTTCGCGTTTCATTACCATAGCTTGGCGATATGCACCCATGTCAGATGCAAGCTTAATATAACCATTTTCAATGACTTCTTCAATCTTAAGCTGGCATACTTTATCGAGATACTCTTCACCTTGCTTACGAGTAACGTCAGTGGTACCAAAACCTTGTTGAACGAATGGAGCCATGTCAACATAGATTGAATCGGTATCAATATAGATGATATAGTCTTTATCAGTCTTTAGGATCCTGTTCATATAATCATTAACAGACTTTTGTGCATATCGAATTGATAGCTGGCCTGACGTTGTAATTGCTTCAGCCATGTCGTTAATATAGTACAAGAAGTAAATATTAGCGGTAGCACCATACAACGAGTTCATGGCAATTTTGATGGCCATTTGCTGGTTATGAAGGTTATTAGCTTCACGTTTAAGTGCTGCTTTTTCAACAGGATCAGTTGCATTTTCAAGTTCTTGTTCTACACCAAGCATCTTCTTCTTAATAATAGAACGATTACCGTAGTATTCATCGATTATTGAAGGAATAACACCTTTGAATTCATTAGTAAAACATGCACCGTTAGCTGCAACTGAAATAGTCTTATCATCGTTTTTAAACTTGCCTTCGAGTACCATGTCTTGTGAAACATATTCACGACGGTCTTCAATGTAAGTTTCTGGTGACATGTTATATTGCAACATTAAGTGTGGATATAGAGAGTTAAGATCGAATGATACAACCCAAGGATGCATGCCAACTTTTGGATCCTTAACATAACCACCCACAAGATCACCTGCTCGTGCACCTGGACCTTCTTTAAGGGGTGGAACAGTACCTTCAGCGATTAGTTTACGATAGAGGGTTGTTTCCCAAATGCCAACAGTACCAAAGGCATCATTGTAGTTTACACCACCGCCATAAGCAACAGTCATAACTAGAGATAGCAGACCTGTTTCATCTTCAAAGCGCTGAATGAGCCACGTATCTTTAAGGTTATAATCGAGATAGAGTTGTGGATTTTGCTCGTAAAGTGCAGTAAGACTGCCATACTCAGAGTAATCAAGTTTTGCTTCACCGAGTACAACGTTAGCAATATGATCGAGCTTCCATGATTCCTGTGGGCCATACTTAAAGCCAAACTTCTTGAAAACATCCATGTAATCGACTACAGCAACACCAGAGATTTCATATGTTTGTTGCATCTTACCAAAGAATTCACGACCTGTTTGACGAATAGTGCGCCAAGGAGATAAGTCTTTAGCAAACTCGTCACCGAACAAAGAATTCATACGTGTAATAATGTATTGAATATCGAAGTAAGCTACGTTCCAGCCAGTAACAATATCCGGATAATCATTCATCCATAGTTGTTTAAAGCGACGCAGCAGCGCTTCTTCAGTATCAAACTTCATGAAGTGAATGTTATCTGGATCAATATCAAGCAGAGTCTTAGACTTGTCGTAATCTTTACGACCAAGCAGGTGGTAATCATTAGACTTTGAAGACTTATAAGCGATAGAGGTAATTTCTTTATCAGCGAGATTCATATCTGGATAACCGTCAGAAATATCAACCTCGATATCAAATGACGCGATATTAATTTTAGTAATATCAAACTCTACTTTGTTTGGATATTTTTCTTGAATGAACTGTGCAACATAGTTTGTACTACCAGCAATTTGCATACCGTGTACATCTTTATATTGTTCAATCCAATCTTTAGCTTCTCGCATTGTATCCATTTTGATAGGAGACAAAGGACGACCGTTTACCAGAGACTTGTACTGAGTTTCAGTATCTTTTTTGCCACTAATAAAGAGTGTAGGAGAATATTTTACTTTGCGTTCAAAACGCTTACCATTCTCGTAGCCACGCCACAAGATACTGTTTGCATACCGCTCAACGGATGTGTAAAAACTAGACATATTTGATCCCTATTCATAATATAAGACTATAATAACATAGCAATGCGGAAATGTACACAGTTATTTTCGAGTATCAATCTCAGACTTTATTTCATCATTTTGATCGTCTTTAGCAATGAGGTAAGCTATACCTCGTATATCGGCTAGTATGTTATCACACTGGGTTCTATCATAGTCAGGTTTTGCATTTCTGATTCTGTGTAGCTCCATTGCTTTATCATGCATTACATTAATTCTTTTGATAAGGTCTTCTACTGTATGGTTCATACTCTCTCCTTTACACTGCTATTTCGCTGAAGTTTTTAACTTTATCGAATTTGATGTGGGACATGAACTTGTCGCCAAATTGGTGTCCACGGTGTGAGATAACAAAAATATTATCATCTGAGTTTAAGTTATGTAGTGTGTCGATTAACATTTCAATTCCAACACCATCTAAAGCACCATCTAGTGTTTCATCTAGAATTAAGAGATTAGTTGATACTGAGTTGCGTAGCTTGGCAACCGACCGCCAAGACAACATAATTGCAAGTGTGATACGTAGCTTCTCGCCTTCTGAGAATGAAGCATAAGAGAAAGTATCACGGAATCGAGATTTGATTATCTCATTAAAGTTTTCATCAAGCTGGAAGTCTACAAACAAATCGAACGCTTGTAAATACTTGTTGATGAGCTTATTCATTACCGGAACATATTGCTTAATGATCTTAGCTTTGATACCACCATCTTTAAGCATTTGAGCTGTAACACTGATTACTTCTTTCTCGTTATATAGTTCAGTTTGACGTGCTTCGATTTCATTTAGAGTGTTACTATATTCAAAGAGCTTAGTCATGTCAACTGCTTCAACCTCTTCTTCAGCAGAAGTTAATTCGTTCTTATATGATACTAAAGCATTCTTAGCAACTTTAATTGTTGCACGCTGATCGCCAATACCAAGATTGATAGTACGCATTTGATCTTCAAGTTTTGAGATGGCACTAAGACGACCGTCATATTCTGAAGACTTTACAGCAAGTTTCTCAAGACCATCCATCAATGCAGTTACTTTAATATCTTTATCTGTAATGATACCAGCTTTGAAAGCTTGCTCAATACCTTGCTTACACGTAGGGCAATCATCGTGATCTTTATAGAAAGATAACTCTTTTTGATGTGAACGCATTTGGCTTTCAATATCGCGACGAAGAGACTTGGCTTTTTCTGACTTAGCTTGCATATCAGGCTTATCTTTAATATCATCTAATACAACATCAAGTGCAGCATTCTGTGTCTCAATAATAACCTTAGCATTCTCAATATCTTTAAGGTGAGCACTCATCTTTTCACGAATCTTCTCAGCTTCGACTTCTTTCATCTTACGAATAGAAGCATTATGATCTTTAGCTGAATCAATACGGGTTTCTACCAGATCTTTTTGGTATCCGTTCTCCTTTATGCTTTCTTTATTAGAGCTAGTCTTTTCTTTCAATAATGTATTCATTGTGCTGAAGATCTGAATATCGAGTAGATCCTCAATGATTTCACGACGACCATGCGCTGGAAGTTCCATAAACGGTACGTATGTAGCACTACCAAGAATTACAATCTGAGTAAACGACTTATAGTTTAACTTAAGAATGTTTTGCTCAAGATATGTTTGGTAATCACGAACAGCTGCATCTTGGTCAATCAGTACATCGTTAACAGCAATCTCGAAGAAGTTTGGCTTGATACCACGTCTAATCTTATAATCCTTAGAGCCAATGCTGAAATCGATCTCAGTCACTAGCTCTTTCTGATTAATAGAGTTAACAAGCTGTGGCTTACTAATCTTACGAAAAGCTTTGCCATATAGAGCAAACGTAATAGCATCAAGCAGAGTTGATTTGCCACTACCATTAGATCCACTAATTAAAGTAGTCTTGCTCTTATCAAATAATATTTCAGTAAATACATTACCTGAAGATAATACGTTCTTATAACGGATCTTCTTAAAATTAATTTTCATTATAAATTCTGTGCCTCAACATATAGTTCGTCAATTAATGTTTTGATCTGTACTTTATCAACCTTTGTTTCTAAAGAATTGATATAGTCGTGCAAGATGTCTTTCGTATCTTTCGTTTCATCTAGTATCTCGTCAAGACCTTCACCTTCAAGGTTAAGAGAATCTTCGATGGCTTTAACATCAGCTGCACCAGCATCAGTCAACTTATTAAGAAACAAATCATAGATATATGGATTAGTTCTGTTCTTAACAATAACTTTAATAAAAGTATCTTTAAGAGCACTTACATCTAAGTTTGCGATATCTTCAATAGTCATATCAGCATCATCATATTCTATTTTGTGGAATATAACATTAGGATTCAAGATCCATTCAAGTTCACGAGTTTCAGTATCTAGTACACGAAATCCACGTTTACCTTGATAGTCTGACCAAGTCATCTCATAAGGAGAACCAAGATATGAAATATTGTTATATGTAGAAGGATGATGGAAGTGACCAGAATAAACAGCTTCGAAGTTAGTGAATACGTCTCTAGTTAGACCGTGATCACATAAGTGACCCTTGTCCATTTCAAACCCTTGAATAGAGAAGTGACCCATACATACTTGAGCAGAAGATTCACGGATATTAGTCATCATTTCTTTATAGTTACTATTATTAATCCAAGGAACCATTAAGAATTTTGTAGAACCAATATCAATTTCTTTAGCTTCATTCTCGTAGATGTTAAAATCAGGATACTCACGTAAAAGCAAATTCATAGAGTTTACTTCGTTAGTGTTGGTGTAATACGTAGTGTGATTACCAACAAGTCCATGATATTCAATACCACGTTTTGCAATTTGATCAAAGAAGAATTGCTTGCCACGTTCAAGAGAAACATAGTTAATAAACTTACGACGATCAAACGTATCACCAAGATCAAAAATAATCTTAATGCCATGCTCATCTATATAAGGAAAGAACACTTCAGAAAAGAAACGTTCTTGATGATCCAAAAATAACTTTGAATCACCTCTAACACCAATATGCATATCTGTTACAATTGCTATTTTACTCAAGTTTCGTCTCCAGTAGAGTCGTCGGCTTCTGCTGAAAGTCTTGCTTCTTCTTCTAACTTCTTAGCAGCTTCTGTTTCTTTCTTCTTAGCTTTGTCTTTAGCTAACTTATCTTCAAAGTCTCTTACGAAATCATTCATGTAATCTGCACTAGTATTTAAGTTAAGATCTACACCATCACCTGTGTATGTACCACCAGTAGCAATCATATGCTGAGAAGATTTAAAGCGAATATACATCTGCTTCTTCTCTTTAGCGATCCTACGTAAGAATGCATACCAAATGATCTGCGTAAAATAAGCAAACGGATTAGAAGATTTTTCTGGATTAAAGTTGTTAATATAAAGGAGACAATTCTCAATACCATCTGAGATCATATCTTCTTTATATGAGTAACCAGAAAAGTTTGGCTTAGTTGCAAGACGTGTACCGATCTGAAAAATACATGTTCCAATATAGTCTGGAACTCTTGGGCGATCGTCACCAGCATCTTCAGCCTCACGACAGGATTTTTGGTATTGAACTAGAGCTTCTAAAAAGTCTGGGTTATTTACGTAATTTCGTGTGGCTCTTTTAGCCATGATATTACCTCCTTGATTGATTTAATACTATATTAACACAGTTATGCACTGCTGTCAACTAGTTTGTTGCACCGAGTAGAAATAATTTATTTTGAAATAAGTGAAAATAAAGGTTGACAGCTTCTCAAAGCCGTGTATAATAGGGTTATGCCCTTTAAACAATACTAATCAATCCACTATATGTTAACAGTAAAGATCTTAAAGTTAAACTGTTGAGTACCATATATGTCGATCCTCTTCTTAAAATGAAGTAACGTGTAGTTTTCAAAACTTCCATGTGTCAAATCATCAGTAATATCATATAATGTTGCCTTATCGGCGTCGTTGCCCTTTCTTAGGGCACGACCAATTGATTGCAATACTTTGACTTCAGACTTAGAACCAGAAGCGAATATGATGTTATCAAGTTTCTTGAGGTTGATACCCGTTGAGAATGTACCATAAGATGCAAGAATATCATGTTGTTTGATAGGATCATTCTCTACTAAATGTCTGATACGCTCACGTTCCTCTCCCTTGACTGCTCCATAGATAAAGTGTAGTTCTCTACCTTCTTTGCGTAACATAGGCTCAAGCATCTTACCATGCTTCTCAACAAGATCAAACAAGACCAAATTGTTCTGTCCTTCGAGAGACCATAGAAGATTTCTGATAAACATATTTCTTTTATGATTGTTTACAAGGAATTCACGCTCAGCAGGATATTTCTTTTGTGGCTCTTTGATTTTCTTGAATTCAGTATAGAAAGCTTTCTTAGCCTCTTTACTATGAGCAAGCACAATAGCTTTGATATTAAAGTCAGCTACAGTTCCTTGATCAATAAGATCCTTGGTAGTAACATGACTACGAACAGAACCAAAGCAACCCTCTAGAACAAGACGGTGTGTTTTACTTTCTTCTGATTTTAAAGTACCAGTAAAGCCGTGACGATAATAACATTCATCAAGACCTTCCATAATCTTTTGTAATGATTTAGCTTGGAATAAATGGGCTTCATCTCCAAGAGCAACTTTAAATTGGCTCAACCAATCTTTACCGACTTTCATCAGTGACTGCCAAGTAGAGATAACGATAGGATGATTCGTGTTCTTATCAACACCACCTTGTATTTTATAGATATCGTTTTCATCACAACCGTAATCAACAAAGTCACCAGCCATCTGATGTACTAATGATATAGTAGGTACGATAATAAGGGTACGATGTTCAAATGCTCGAAAGTAATGCTGTTGAATCAAATAAATGATTAACGATTTACCTGAGGATGTTGGAGATAAAGATAAAGAACGACTGTCTCTAATAGCATCTACAACATATTGATTTTGATAATCACGTGGTTCGAAAGGGCAATTAACTTCTTTAGCTAATTGATAACCATAATCTTCTGGTGTAGGTTCACCATGCAATAAATGATCTGGAGCATTGAGAGTGTAGCCACGATCTTCACAGAATTTTTTAAGGCGAGGGAATAATCCTACATATAGAACAGGACGTAATGGCTGATAGAGTCTAATAACTCCATCCCACATTCTATTCTTATAAGCTGGAGACCATTCATATCCAGCAGGTTTGAATGAGAAGTATTCGCTGATTTCCATTGCGGTACCAGGATCTGCTCGTACAATTAGATGCACAGCATTCTTTACTTCTACATTGATTATATCGGTCATATATCACCTTGTTACATTATCTATTATACTACTATTTATAAAGATTCTCAAAGTTCCAAAGTGATACGCGAAGTGATACGTTAGTACTCACCGTGCTGGAATTTGAGAATATCAATCATTGACTTGATGATAAAATTTCTTGAATGAATTGTTTTGATAATATCTTCGAGGAAATTAGCTCGTGCTGAATGATAATCAATTCTAAGACTAAGACGAATAACTTCTTTATCAGCCTGAATGTGTTTATCTAAATCATTACGGATAATTTTTCTGGGGTTAGGTTTCCAGCCGAGATCCTTGAGATCTTGTTCAGCCATAGAACCATCTAACCATTCGCGCTTATTAAGTTCGAGCTCTTTATAATCATACTTAAGCTTTTTGACTTTTAATGCTTCTTTATAATAGAGACTATAATACTTATTATGTAGCTCTGGAATTCTTTTGGACTCGCCACCTAAGTTTGATTCATCAATCTTGCAGTCCGCTGCCCAGATATCGCTTATGTCGTCCGTACTGCTTATCATCATAATATAATAACCCTTTGGTCTGTGAATGTTTTACATTTCTATTGTATCACAGGTAAATCTAAATGTCAACTAATTTTTTCAAACTTCATATTGTCGTATCTAAAAGTAACGGTAGCTTCAGGGTAATCTACATCAGTAGCCCTAACATCTAATGGTACACCACTAAGTGACGTTGGGAAACAATCCGTGAATGTAAACTTGATGTTAGCGTTTCTAGCACTGTTCTCTATAATAATAGAGATATCAGATCTTACTCCGTCTTTGGTTGCTTCGAGATTGAGTCTTTGCTCTGTAGATTCTGGAGTACCCATGCCTTCCATCCACCTAAGAATTTCTTCATAGTTTTTCATATTCTCATCTACTATAAAGGATAGGTCTAGATCAGAATAATCCATGCGATCTGGTGTCTGAAAGATGTTATGTATAGGAGAGGCTACCTGTGGTGCCGTCATACTCAGCTGTGGTAGTTGTACCCGTTGAGTAGTGAATTCCGTTTGTGGAAGCCTATCGATAACAATTTTGAACGAGACTGGTGATAAATAATTTGTAGTCATTTGCATTTTTCCTATTGACAGTTAATCCATCTTGACTTATAATACTATTTATAAATACAGCCACTAAAGCATCAGTGGTTACTATTTACATAAGCTACTGAAAAAAAAGGTTGACATTCAGTTGAGTATGGTATAGAATGGATACATTAATGAATCTTGTGGAGAATAACTTTGAGTGAACAATTTAGAATTCTAACTGCACGGCAACATGTTCGTGAACGTATTGGAATGTATATGGGCTCAAGCTCTCAAGAAGAGATCGAGCGTTTCGTAATGGGTGAATGGAAGACCGCAAGGTATGTTCCAGCCTTATCTAAAATGGTTGATGAAATTCTTGACAACTCTATCGATGAAGCGATTAGAACTCAGTTCAAATTTGCTAATAAAATCGATGTGTCAGTTAAGAGCGGTGTTATTGTTGTTACAGATAATGGTAGAGGAATTCCACAGGATGAAGTCTTTGACGAGACTAGCGGTGAGAAAATTCTTCAACCAGTTGCTGCATGGACACGGGTAAATGCTGGTACAAGCTTTGACGATAGTCGAGTTACTATTGGCACAAACGGCGTTGGTTCAGCAGCTACTAACTTCCTTTCATCTAAGTTTGTAGGTAGAACTTGGAAAAACGGTACTCGTATTGAAGTTAGCTGTAAAGACGGTGGTGAAGATGTTAAAGTATCTGTTAAAAAGGGTATTGAAGGAAGCGGTACTGAAGTATCATTTGTTCCAGACTATGCATTATTTGAAGTAGATAGTCTAGAAGCTCTTGATACTATTGCTCTTGTCGAAGATCGTATGACTAGTCTTCAAATGGCATTCCCTGAAATTACTTTCTCCTTTAATAAGAAGCGTATCAAAGTAAACGATCTTAAGAAATATGCCAAATTGTTTGTTGGTGAAGATGGTGACTTCGTTATAGATAAAACTGAAAACCTTTCATTCTTCTATGCTCCATCAGAAGATGGTTTCCGTTCTAACTCTTTTGTTAACGGTGTTAATACTCGTCAAGGTGGTACATACGTAGACTTCTTAACCAACGGTGTTTTAGAAGAACTCGGTACTATGATCAAACGCAAGCATAAGATTGAAGTTGCTAAGTCGACTATAAAGAACGGTCTTACTTTTGTAATGTTTGCACGAAACTTTATTAATCCGAAATTTGATTCACAAACAAAAGAACGTTTAACGAATCCTATGACTAACGTTCGCGATCATGCTCTTGAAGCTGGTGTAAAAGATGCAGCTACAATTGCTCGTAAGATTATGGCAATGCCATCTATCATTGATCCAATCGTAGAAGCACAACTCGCTAAGAAAATTGCTGCTGATCGTCGAGCTGCTACTTTAGCTCAGAAGAAACTCCGCAAGGTAAAGGTTGCAAAGCATATCTCAGCTAATCGTGATGATGCTACTCTTAAGATTGTAGAGGGTGACTCAGCTATGGGATTCCTGCTGAAGGTGCGTGATGCTAATAAGGTTGGTGCTTACCCACTACGCGGTGTTATCATGAACACATGGGACATGAAACCAGCAGATGTTCTTAAGAATAAAGAATTATCAGAATTGGTATCAGTTCTTGGATTAGATATTACTGATCCAAACAGCGTTGATGATATGACTTATA